TTTGATGATATTGATCAATATAGATGCGAAAACTGTAATGCAGTATTTACCAGGAGAAATCCTGATAATCCAGACAGAGGATATAAAGTTGTAAATCGGCCAGACAGAGGATTTAAAAATCTAAAAAGGCCGAAGAAAAAGGCAAAACGATGAATGAGATTAAAGAACTAAGCAGGATCACTCCATGTACACTATTCGAGATTAGATCTCCGATATGGAATGGAGGAAAAAAGATGGTCGGTCTCAATATGGGCCGAGTTACTAAGCACAATGAGATTCACTTTACATACAAGAGGGTATCTGATGGGATGCTGTCGATTCCAGATACCTATTACTTTGATGGTGATCTGTTACGAGTAATTGATTTTGAGAAGCAAGCAGTACGAGGTATTATTCTAGCAATAATTCCATTTGAACATTTACAGAAGATGGTCCGAGTATGAATATATTATGCAAACTATTCGGCCACAATTGGGATAAGTATCGTGGATTTGAAGCAATCAAGCCACATAACACTGCAAAATGCTTTCGGTGTAATAAAAAATATAATGGGTAGAGGGGTGCAAACAAATGATATTATTTTTCGATACAGAGACAACAGGACTCAGAGATAGGTATAAGCCGTCATTTCTGCCTCGGGTACTGCAGATCGGTGCTCTATTGACTGACGATAACGGCAAAACACTAGCAGAGCTCAATATGCTACTGCAGCCAGAAGGCTTTACTGAAGTCGCTGAAGCTGCCTCAAACGTGCATGGCTTCTCATATGATCTTGTCACTAAATGTGGAATCGATCGTCAGATCGGCCTGGAGTGCTTTTTTCAGCTCGTCAATATAGCTGATGAGCTTGTTGCTCATAATGCAGCATACGACCTCGATCTCATGGAAATTGAAATCGACTATATCAAAGAGAATTCTGATGGAGGTGAATATACTGCTGGCTCATGGGAGCAAGTATTAAGTGAAGTTAAGAAATCATGCACAATGGAAGATAGTCGAGATGTGCTTAAATTGCCATTAAGCGATCGTCAAGCATTTTACTTTCACGACAAAGGTATCGATCAGAAATACAAGAATCCGAGACTCATTGAAGCCTATAATCATTTCTTCAATAAAGATTTTGAAGGAGCTCATGACGCAATGGCTGATGTTCGAGCGTGTCGAGATGTATACTTTGCATTAAAAAAATTAAATAAATCGGAGGCATAAAACATGAGGGTGGCAAATATAAAAACAAACTTACTAATCAAAACTCTGTCATGGCTTGCAGCACTTGCTGCAGCCACGATCGGGATTATATGGTGCTTCTGGCTGACACTGCTGTACATGATATTTGATGATCCGCTGATGTATCTTTCAATAGCAGGAGGCTTGCTCTCATTTTATTTATACTGGCAAGTCATAAGACTGGCAAAATGATTTATCAATACACGATCAGCGGAAGTCCGATCGTCAAGAAAAATACACAAAAAGTAGTCCGATCTCGTGGTCGGACTTTTGTTGTATACTCTCCACAATATCGGGCCTGGAATGATCGGGCAATGGATGAGCTGGCTATACAAAAACGACCATCAGAGCCTATTGACTATCCGATTATATTGTTGTGCAACTTTTTTATTCAGACAAAAAGAGTAGTCGATCTGTCTGCTTTATACGAGGGTATACAGGATACACTGGTAGAAATGGACATACTGCTCGATGATAACTATAAGATTGTGGTCGGACACGATGGCTCAAGAGTATTCCATGATAAAAATAACCCTAGAACTGAAGTAAAGATCATTCCATTATAAGAACAAAATACGAACAAAAGCACTCCCCTGCCCCGATATATTATGAAATAAATTTGACATAACAGGGGTAATATTTTTTTAAGGCTCAGCAGGGGAGGGGAAGGGGAGTCTCTATATATAATGCTTATAAGTAGTAATTAACATACAAAATACATTCTGATAATAAAATACTTGTGCTATTAATTATTGTTGTGATACATTTAATTTGATACTAAGGAGGTGCAGAGTGTATCAAATAGAAATGACTGACGAGAATATTCTTGTCCAAAAAGTAGAAGCGAAAGCTGAAAGTGAATTTGTGCTTGCTGGAGATGCCGACAAGCGAGGAGCTATTTATTGCATTAAACATGCACCAGGAGATTCACCATTTGCAAAAGAAGATTTAGTGCTACTCAAGCCAGGACAATACCCTGGCTTTTATTATGACAATGAAGCTTATACTGTGATCGTAGAAGATGATATTATGGCAGAATTAAGCGAGATAAAAGCATGACTCAAAAAGAAGTTATTACAGGAGACTCAGCACGACAATCAATTAAGACAGGAATCGATCTTGTTGCAAATGCGGTAAAGAAAACTCTCGGACCTCGTGGAAGAAATTTCGTACTTGATACTGATCCATATAGGAATCCGCTTAATACAAATGATGGTGTCACGATCGCTCGTGAGATCCACAGCCGAAATGAGTTTGAAGAAATCGGTGTTCGAATCGTGAAAGCAGTAGCAAATAAAACAAATGATGTTGCTGGAGATGGCACGACTACTGCATCAGTATTATTACAAGCCATTACCACGCATGGCCTACAGCAAGTCAATAATGGTGCAGATCCTGTACTACTCAGACGAGGCATTGAAAAAGCTGCAGCAGCCGTTGTGAAGGCCCTGGAAGATGAAATCATTGAGACTAAAGATCTTGAAGCATTAATCAATGTTGCCACTATTAGCTGTGGAGACAAACATATCGGCAAGATCGTTGCTGAGACTGTCTACAAAGTCGGAGCTGATGGTGTGGTTACTATTGAAGATGCTGAAGAAGCCGAGACTACAAGCCGAGTATCTGAAGGCATTGAGCTTCGTGGTGGCATACAACTGCCAGTGTTTGTTACTAATTCAGCACGACAAGAAGCCGATATTAATGACGTGCCGATCTTTGTGACTGATCACGATCTTACAAACGGTCTTGAAGTTATCAAGATAATGGAAGCTTGTGCTGCAGAAGGCTTTAAACAAGCTGCAGTGATTGCAAACAGTGTTACTGGTGAAGCAATGGCCTCATGCGTCATAAACAAGGCTCAAGGCAAGTTTACACTCATACCGATTAAAGTTATGGCTCTCGGTGAACAAGGCCAGGGAGTGCTTCGAGACATGGCTGCAGCCACAGGTGGAAGATTCTTCTGTCGTGATGAAGGTGATAAATTGCCAACAACTATGAATGATAATTTCAACTTTGATGATTTTGGCCATGCTAATCGAGTCATTGCTACCAAAGATCGAACAACGATACTCGGTGGAGAGGGTGATAAAGAAGAACGCATTGCCGAATTAGAAGCTCAGCTCAGCAATATGGTCAAAGCTTATGAGAAGAATATGATGAAAGAACGCATTGCCAAGCTTCGATCTGGTGTCGGAGTGGTCCGAGTCGGTGCTGTCACTGAATCAGAACGTGAAGAGCGAAAGCTTCGAGTGGAAGATGCTATCAATGCTGCAAAAGCTGCACTATCAAATGGTGTTATTGCTGGCGGTGGTGCTGCACTTTATCGAGCAGCCAGGAAGGTACAGAAGGATAAACACGTTGATATGTCCACTGAAGATGGCAATGGAATAATGGCCGTTGTGAAGGCTTGTTTTGAGCCAATTAAGATTATGGCTGCAAATAGTGGCTTAGATCTTGATAAGGCAGAATTAATTCGTGTCGAACAAAGCCAAGATTTAACGATTGATTTTTATACTGGTGAAGTAGTGAATGCTCGAGAAAAAGGTATCATAGACCCGAGTCTCGTAACTATATCGGCAATTAAAAATGCAGCCTCGGAAGCTGCTCTATTTGTTATCACAGAAGGTGCTGTCACAGCAACTGATGATGACAGCGAGAAAGTATAATGATTAATCTTTTTAAAGTGCATATGCCATCCTCAGTCGATGGACCGTTATTGAGTACACTCCACAGCGGATACATTACACAAGGGCCAAAGGTCGAAGAGTTTGAAGGTAGAGTATCGGCTTTCCTGGGTACTGAGCATGTAGTCGCTTTAAACAGTGGCACTTCAGCATTGACTCTGGCTTTACGGCTTGCAGATATTCAGCCAGGAGATGAAGTTATCTCCACAGCCATGACGTGTACTGCTACAAATTTGCCAGTACTGAATCTCGGTGGAACATTGCTCTTTGCAGACGTTGACCCGATCAGCGGAAACATATCATCTGAATCGATCAAGAAGCTAATCACTAAAAAGACAAAAGCAATCCTATTTGTTGACTGGGGGGGAATGCCTGCTGATCTAAATGAGATTATGGCTATTGCGAAAGATCATAATATTAAAGTCATTGAAGATGCAGCACATGCTTTCGGTGCAGAGTATAACGGCAAAAAAGTCGGAACAATTGCAGACTTTACCTGCTTCAGTTTGCAGGCTATCAAGCACATTACCACAGGAGATGGCGGTATTCTGACTTGTAAAGATGCCAAAGACTACGAGCGAGCAAAAGTGCTCAGATGGTTCGGCATAGATAGAAGCAAACTGGGGCTTGATTCTCGGATTGATCAGGATATTACTGAGCCAGGTTACAAATTCCATATGAATGATTTGAGTGCAACGATTGGTATCGCTCAAATGGACTATGTAGACAGAATAATCCATGCTCATCGAAAGAATGCTGCATTTTATGATCAGTATCTTGATAAGTATTATGTCAGACAGAGTGAAGGCAGTGATCGATCGTCAGCTTATTGGCTCTATACAGTATTGCTGCCATCAAAGAAGGAGCGAGATGATTTCAAAGTATTTGCAATGAAAAACTTTATCCAAGCAAATCAAGTACATAAGCGTAATGATGAATATACCGTATTTAAAGACGTGAAATCTAAAAAGCTTGCAGGGGTAGATTATTTTGCAGATAGAATGGTATGCATTCCTGTCCACTGGGATCTCAGTCTTGATGATCTATTAAAGGTTGTTGATGTCTGCAACAAGTTTGCCAACAAGAAAGCAAAGTCATGATTCTCGGATTACCAGTTGTCGAAGGCCATGAGCTAACTGCAGTGGCTATCCAGCATATAATTGATAACAAAGTCAGAGATGATACTAAAATTGTTATTATCGACAATGGCTCTGAAATTGTCTACATGGAGAATGGCCATAAAGATATTGAGGTGCTCAGAAATAATAAAAATCTTGGCTTTTATTATCCGCTATTACAACTCAAGAATGCCTATCCATATGAAGAATTTATCGGCATTATGCACAATGATCTGATGCTCTATGAAAAAGGCTTCGATCAGCGGATGGTAGATGAGTTCAATAAAGACCCGAAACTCGGCTTGATTGGTCTCTGTGGCTCTCGTGAAGTTGATGAGCGTGGTGGTAGAGGTGGATACACTGTCTGTAATTTCATGGGGCGAGAAGTAAAAGTCGGTAATCAGATATGGAAGGGCCAAGACCCTTCGGCTGGTGCTCGAGCAGATGGCCTTGCACCTGCTTTGGTACTTGATTCACTCTTCATGCTATTCAGAGCTGAAGTTATTGATCACCTCGAAAAATCAGAAGAAGATTGGAACAATGTTACACTGGCTCATTTCTATGATCGCATATGGCCTATTCGTACAGTAGAGGCTGGCTATCATGTCGGAGTACTCGGCTCAGATTGTGATCACATCGGAGGCTTAACAACGACTGGGAACATTCGATACCGAGATGATTGTATTACCTGGCTCGAAGAGCGAAACATTCCGTATGATAACCCTGAGACTGAAATGTACCTAGTGGCTGAACGTAGATATTTAAGCGAATACCGAGATGAGAAGAAATTCTTGCCTGCAATAATCCTGGATGGGGGATCTGGTTATGATGTTAGATATATCGCTCGCTGACGTTGCATCACCTGATGATGCTTTGGACATGGCTCGCTGCCGAAACGAGGTCCGAAGTTATTTGACTCACAATACTGATGCAATATTACCAGAGCAACAGCTTGACTGGTATCGAAACACATATATACCTGGCAGAACTCGTGGAAAAATCTTCGGTTATGTGCTCCGACAGCAACTGACTCCGATCGGCTATGGTCTCATTACTGAACGTGATGAATTGATGTGGGTATCTGGTGGAATCAGTCAACAACTCAGGGGTAAAGGTCTCGGAGAAGCAGTATTTCATTTTCTTACAGAGCAGATACATGATGAGCTTGGTCATTCAGGAGCTTTCCTAGATGTTCGAGAAGATAATATTCCTGCTCAAAGATTATATGAAAAACTTGGTTATGCAGCGATCGGACATGTAAATGGATTAGTGCAAATGGTACATAGGAGAGAAGAATAATGAATCGAAATTTACCAGGATACTCAGAAGCCGAAGAGCGAAATAAGCTCAGCCATTTTACGACACAAGGATTTGATCTGCATGGTGTGATTCAGGGTGGAGCAAATGACGGTGAAGAGATCGAAAACTTCATACGCATGGGAGTTGAGCATCTGATTGGCTTTGAGCCACTGTCAGGACCATTTGAGTTATTAAAAAGATATTCACCACCTGCACATATCTTCCAGCTTGGATTGCATGATACTAATTCAATAGCCACACTCAAAGCAACTGATGGGGATGGCAAAGGTGCTTCATTATTTGACTCAGTACAAGCTCATCCTGAAGTACAAGCCAATTGGCCCGATCAAAAGGTACTATCTGGCACTGAAGAAATTGAGCTCGTCAGATTTGATACCTGGGCCAAGAAAATCAATAATACGAAATACGTTGATCAATATGCAAATACACATTTAATTGATCTGTCTCAATACGATACGCTTCAGCTTGATACTCAGGGCAATGAGATGGAGATACTGCTCGGAATGGGTAAATGGCTCAAGCAATTCAAATACCTCTGTATCGAGCTGTCTGTGACTCCAGTGTATAAAGGTGAAACTCCAGGAGCTGAAGTCGCTGCCTGGCTCAAGAATCAAGGCTTCACATTAGATAGTCCGATATACGAGCATAACGATTGCTTCTTTGTACGATCGGATATTAAGCCAACAAGTGATCAAACATATAAAGGGAGATGTTAGAAATGAGTCCTGATGATTTACCAACTAAAAAAAAACTGCAATCAATGAGTAAACAAAACAATTTAAAAATTGCAATCGTAGTACCATGCTTCAATAACTTTGAAGGTCTTGCTGCCACACTACACTCAGTCAAAACAAAGCATGACTGGTATCCGATTATTAAAGATAACTGGAGAGAGAATCGTGGCTGCAGTAAAGCTTGGAATGAAGGCTTTGCTCAAGCGGTAGAAGATAAAGCAGATTACATTTTAATTATTAATGACGATATACTCTTCAGCTCACATACGATCGATGCACTTGTGGAAGAGTTTGAAAAACAGCCTGAAGATGTCATTCTCTTCTCTGCTGTAAACGTGGCTGCATCATGTCCGACACCTGAAACGGTCTTTGACTTTCCACGACAAGAGAGCAATCTAGCAGAGCATCCTGACTTCTCATGCTTTATGGTGAAACCAGACTTTCAAGAAAAAATTGGAAAATTTGATGAGAATTTCTGGCCTGCTTACTTCGAAGATAACGATACACATCGAAGAGTAAATCTTCTCGGCTATCGAGCAATCTGTACAAGCGGTGCAGCATACTACCATGTCGGATCAGTCAGTGTTCAAAAAGATCAAACGAATACTATCTCAAGTAACTTTGAAAATAATCGGAATTATTTCATTCGTAAATGGGGCGGTAATCCAGAAGCTCCAACATATGATCATCCGTATAATGATTCTGCATTCCACGCATCAATGTGGTTAAAAGATGGTATTGTAGTCGGTCCAACAGTAAAAAATAAGGAGACAAACTGATGAGTAAACGAGCATTATTAACTGGTTCAGGAGGCTTCATAGGAGCACATACACTGGCTCATATTATGCATAATACCGATTGGCATTTAGTATGTGTCGATTCATTCCGTCATAAAGGCAAGACCGATCGCATTGCTGAAATGCTCGATGCTCATCCTGATTGGCGTGAACGTGTATCAGTTATCACTCATGATCTCAATGCACCATTTAGCGAGCAGATGATCCATCGTATCGGACATATTGATCATATTATAAATATGGCTTCTGAGAGCCATGTGGACCGTAGTATCGATGATCCTGTACCATTTATCGAAAACAATGTCGCATTAACCCTGAACGTGCTGGAATACGCTCGTACCATATGGAAATTAAGAGATGGCAATACAAATGCACCTGAAGGCTCAGTATTTGTACAAATATCTACTGATGAAGTCTACGGAGCTGCACCACAGGCCGATCATCCTGAATGGGATATTATACTGCCGAGTAATCCATATTCAGCAAGCAAGGCTTCTCAGGAGGCAATTGCTATCAGCTACTGGCGTACTTTCGGATTACCGCTGATCATTACCAATACCATGAATAATTTCGGAGAAATGCAAGACCCTGAGAAGTTTGTACCGATGTTAATCAAAGGTATCTATGAAGGCAAGGATGTCACGATTCATGGCAATGCAGAATATATCGGCTCTCGCTTTTACCTCCACGCTCGCAATCATGGAGATGCACTGGTATTTCTCATCAATAGAGGCACTCCGACAAAGTATGTTGATAACAATGAAATAGTATTCCCTGATAGATACAATGTAGTCGGAGACACTGAAAAAGATAACCTCGAGCTGGCCAAAGAAATTGCTGAAATTATCGGCAAGCCATTAAAGTATCATCTCGAAGATTTCCACAGCACAAGGCCAGGACACGATCGAAGGTATGCACTCGATGGCTCTAAGCTCTATGCACTGGGCTGGAAGCCACCTGTCGGATTTACTGAATCATTACAAAAAACAATTGAGTGGACATTGGACAATAAGCAATGGATGCTATAGCTGAAGCCACCATCGATGAAGCCAACAAAAGGGCTGTGGATAAACCTGTGGATAACTCCAAGATTAACCTCTTACTGTATGGAGATTATTGCTGTGCAACTGGCTTTGCTCAAGTGCTCGGAAACATAGCCAGAGAGCTGCACAAAAGCGGTAAATATAATATTGATGTAGTCGGTATCAATTACTCAGGTGATCCGTATGATGAGGAGAAATGGCCAGGAAGAGTATTCCCTGCTATGCCTGGATCAATGGCAAATGCAGGGCCATATGGGGATGTCTATGGCCGACAGAGGCTGCTTGATCTGATGGGATCAGGCAAATACGATGTTGTATACATGATTCAAGATACATTCGTTATAGAGCCGATGATGGATGAAGTATTAAAGACTCAGCAGGCGTTAATCGAAAATGGCTCAAAAACATTCAAAACAGTATTCTATTTTCCTGTAGACGCTCAATTGAAGCCTGACTGGGTAGAAGCTGTGGATAAGTCTGATTTTCCAGTGGTATATACAAAGTATGGATACGCTGAAGTACTCAAGCATAAGCCTGAATTACAAGACCGTTTGAATATTATTTATCATGGTAATAACCCTGATGATTTCTTCCCGATTGAAGATAAAGATGATGTCAAAGAATTTCGGAAGCAATACTTTAATGGCCGAGCCGATGATCGCTTCCTGATCGTCAATATTAATAGGAATCAGCCACGCAAGGATGTCGCTCGCAATCTCATGATACTCAAAGAGCTATGGGATAGAGGTCGAAGGCCACTGATGTATCTCCACATGCAGTATGAAGATGCTGGTGGAAACATATTCACGATGGCCAATCAGCTTGGCCTCGGTAAAGAGTATGAATTCTTCATGCCGAGTCCGAAGATATTCTCTGCAAATCAGGGTATGCCGATCGAAGATGTGAATCGCATATACAATGCTGCAGATCTCGTGCTGAGCACAACTCTTGGTGAAGGCTGGGGATTAAGTGCTACTGAAGCAATGGCCACAAAGACACCACTCGCAATACCTGGCAATACGAGCTTCAATGAAATCGGAGAGGATGATCGAGCAGCATTATTGAATAGCGGTACAGATGCGAGCCTGTGGATAGTTAAAGAGCAAGACAATGATCGGCTTCGACCACTCACAGACGTTATTGCTGCAGCCGATCGTATTGAAGCGATCATGGATGGCAAACAAATTCCTGACACTGAAGCAGCGTATACATGGGTACGAGAGCTTGATTGGTCTAATATATGCAAAAAATGGATGGAAGTTATTGATCAAGCTGCACAGGCTGCAAATGAGCAGAATACTGCCGTAGAAGTACAGCGAGAATCCCAGTTTATGAACAGAGCTCAAAGACGTAAACTAAAGAGGGAAGGCAAAATATAAAATGGGTGTCTATCGATACAATCATGAATGGTGTGGCTTTGATCAAGATATATTTCTTGAAGGTGTAGACAAATCACATATTACTGGCCCTTGTTATCGATGCGGTAGAGATGTTGTTATGCGGTTGGTTAGAGATAAATCAATAAAAATCGGTGAAGCCGATGGACAGGTGGGAATCCTCCGACGTGAAAGAAAAAACAAAACTCGAAAACGTGGATCTCAATGATATGTACCACTCTATAACTCCACTAGAAGCTGCTGTCGGATTCCTGGTGGCAGAAGAGACATATGATCTATTAACATTTAGAGAGCAGCTTATAGTCGATCTGCTCTGTGCAGGATGGACACATGCCGAGATTGGCTCAGTATTTTGTGTCAGTCAGCCTTCTATATCTAGCAGCGTCAGAAGGCTTCGATTTAAGCTGGCAGACGGTAAACTTCGAATGATCTTGGATGCTCGTATGGCTTTAAAGGAAAACAAGCTGGGGAATCCATTTTGAACAAGCGTATTATTAAAGAGGAGGTATCAATGTATAAATACACTGTAGAAGCATATGATCAGTCAGATATGGGAAAGCTCAATACCATTATGATTGTCGTGCAAGCAAAAGATGAAGAAGAGGCACTGCTTAGAGCTGCCACTATTAAAGAACGTACAAATTATTCACTTATTGGAATTGAAGAATTAAGCAGAGAATTTAAAAAGGGATAGAGATGTCGAAAACGCCTCAGACTGCAACTGACGGCATCTCAAAGAATCCAGAGCATGCCATTTCCACTCTTGTTCCGTATACGGACTGGGAGGCTCTTCATCGTGCATTCTTGCTAAATGAAACACATACAATGGTTGGATCATGGCTGCAGCAAGTCATGGGCTTTGATGCAAAGCGTATACGATCTGGACATACTCGGAAGATGGTTGATGGCTGGGGTAAAGAGCGAGCAAAACTTCAGCAAAAAAAGACACAGGCTGCTATCGAGAAAGCACTCGAGATTGAAAGAGCCAACGTGCCGACACTCAGAGCTGCTAAAGCTCAGCTCATTGCAAACATCGTCAAAGACGTGAAACGCTGGGATCGACTCAATATGATGGACAAGAAGCTTTGTTATGAAATATTGAAGGTAGAGCTTCGTGAGCCGACAAATGTCAAAGACTTGCCTGCACCTGATGCTCAAGACCCTGTGGAAAAACTACTCGAAGAATTCGGCTTAATGCAAAATGGAGAAATAATAGATGATGATCCAACAGAGGACAGCAGGCTTGTCAGTCGAGCAGATAGTACTGAGACTGCAGAAGTTGACAGCAGCACATCTACTCAAGTACCACAATAGAAGATTTTATCGCTATCAGTGGAGGATCTGGAGAATGATCATGTATCCGCTGATAACGAATCTCATTGTATTTACTCATGCTGAAGTTACTGAAGAAGATATTGAAGCACTCGATGCAACGGTATTGAATTTTGAGTACACTCGGCAGAGTGGAAAAACTACCTCCATTGTACATATTGTTGAATCAATCATGCTATTTGTGACTCGGCTCTTTGGTATACCGATTGAGATAGGCATATTTGCACCACAGCGAGAGCAAGCAAACACTGATTTCAAACGACTCAAGAATGCCTTTGCAAAGTCAAAGCAAGATCTAATTATTGTCGATCATGATGCAAACAAACAGGCCAAAGAAGAGAGTAATGCCAAAACAATCACACTCGGCAATGGCTCATCATGCTACATCTTCCCTGTGACTCCGACAAGCAAGCCAGAGTCGAAAACGCTGCACGTTATTATCATTGAAGAAGCTCAAGATATTAATGATGAAATAGTCGATGAAGATATTCTGCCGATGGGTACTGCCACGAATGCTATCGTCATTAAGGTTGGTACTGCAGGGGATCGCAAATGTGTCTTTTATAAAGATATTCAGAAGGGTAGAGCATACGTCATGACGTATCCAGAGATTGCTGCCGATCGGAGAAGAATGTTTGAGCTGACAGGTGATGCTCGTCATTTAGTCTATGAGCAAACAGTCAAAAAGAAGATCGAACGGCATGGCATTATGAGTCCTGAGATTCAGAAGCCGTATTTCAACGTATGGCAGTTATCTGGTGGTATGTTTATTGACTCACATCAATTAATTGCTTGTCGTATCGAGAAAGTATTTGAAGATCCGAAGAGTGATGAAGTATTTCGTGAGTATCGTGAATGGTATAAATCTGGCCGAAGGACACTGCCCGAATGCGATAGTTATGCACAGGAGAAAAACATACCTGTGGATAAGTATGAACAATATCGGGCTTGGCTAGAGCAGGATCACTACTTCGGGATCGATACAGCAAAGTCAACGGACCAAACCATATTAAAGATTGGTCGTGTTATTGATGGCAAGCTGACGGTGGTCCGATCGGTTGGTGGAATGCATGGCACTAACTATGAAGATCAATTCGATACCCTGGCTGCAGAGCTTCAGTGGTTCAAGATAGCTGCTGGCTCTATTGACTCCACAGGGCAAGGAGATTTCATGCCAGATAAGTTTGAGAGAATGACACCGTATAAAGTCTATCGATTGAAATTCTCTCGCATGAGCAAGGATATTATCTACAAAGCGTTATATCAGAAAATGGTCAATGCAAACTTCGGGTACTTCTGGCAGGATGTCATGAAATATCCAGTCAAAGCGATTGCACCTGGCTCAATGCTTTCACCTGAACAAGCAACGGCCAAAGATGCTGAAGAATTTGAAGATGAATTTATTGATCTCGAGAAACGATACATCGGAGAATTAATGGTCGTGGCTCATCCCGATAAACAAGATGCTCATGATGATCATCCTGATAGCACTGCTCTTATGAATTACGCATATGACAGTTATAATCAGAGTAGCGGTATCAAGCAATTTTATGCCGATAAAGTAGCAGATGAGAGGGTCTCACAAGCTGAGGCTATAGCATCACTAAACAGAGGAGCATAGCAAAATGGGATTAATGAAAGATGCATATACCAGGGCAATACTAAAGCCACTGGCTGACTATCTAAAGGCAGACGCATCAGAAAATATACAAAAAGATTCATCAATGGGTATGGTCCTTCGTGATCGTATGCCATTCAGTAATCAAATCACAGCTCGATCAAAACCTGGCAGTGGCATAGACTTTGCCACACTCAGACGCTTCTCAGTCCAGTACGATGTAGCTCGTGCTGCAATCAATCGAAGAAAAAGACAGCTCAATACTCTCGAATGGGATATTGTGGCAGCCGAAGAAGATGATAAAACTGACTACAAATCTATTATCAAGCCATTAAAGAGTGAGTTTAAGAAGATTGGTGGCTATCGTGTACGCTTCCGAGAGCTCTTGGACACCATGACAGACGATTTATTGACTCTCGATGCATTAGCGATCTACAAACGGCCAAATCAAGGCGGTGGACTGTATGCACTGCAGCCAGTCGATGCAGCTACCATTGTGCTTGAAGTTGATGAATCTGGTGGCACTCCATTGCCTCCTGATGTTGCATACAAGCAGTATATTCGTGGCAAGATGGTCGCTGAATTCACTGCTGATGAGATGTACTATGAAATGATGAACGGTCGGACATACACTCCGTATGGCCTCAGTCCACTTGAATCACTAGTTATCGGTGTCTCCGCTGCCCTCAAATCTGAAATATATAATCTCCATTTACTCACTGAAGGTAATATCCCTGAAGGCTTTTTCGGAGTACCGAAAGACTGGTCTCCTGATCAAATAAAAGAATTCCAAGCTTTATGGGATGCAGCATTATCTGGTGACACTCGTGCTACAAGTAAATTGAAATTCGTGCCATCTGGTGACGGTGCTACTGGCTATAAGCCTGCAATCAAGCCAGAGGATATGAAGTACAAAGAATTCCAAGAGTGGCTCATGAAGAAAACATGTATGCTCTTTGAGATTCAGCCACAGGAGCTCGGCTTTACTGATACAGTCAACAAAGCCACTGGAGAAGTACAGCAGAGTATTGGTCTCAATGCTGGCCTCGTACCATTGGCCCGATTCTTCGAAGAAATATTTACAGACGTTATTCAGGAAGATCTCGGCTTCACGAATCTCAAGTTCAAATACACTGGCCTCGATGTTACTGATGAGAAGCGAGATGCTGAAGTTGCTGAGATAAAGATTCGATCTGGCCAGACTACTGTTGATGAAGTTCGAAGAGCTCGTGGTGAAGAGCCGATCGGTGTGGATAAGCCATTCGTGCTCGGTACACCTGTATTTATCGATAATGAGAGTCGTGACGCTCAAGCACAAGCGGAAGCTGATGCTCGTGCAGCACAGAATCAAGTTGTAGAGCCTGTGGATAACTCTGTGGACAACAAGCCTGCACCGAAAGAAGAGCCTGTGGATAACTCCACAAAGTCAGCCACAGATACTCACATACAACTGGTTACTGAGCTCAGAGCTTTCAGAAAGTATGCCATCAATCGAGTAAAGACTGGAAAAACTTTGAGAAAATTTAACTCAGATGTATTACCTGAAAATGTGGTGGATGAAATGAATAATCGCTTGAGCAAAGCTGCTACTGCTGAAGATGTTCGAACAGTATTCAGTGAATATATGGCAGATTACCAGGTCAACTTCTTGGCAGATACTATTAATCTTAAAAAGAGTCTGAATAGAATACTATGAAAAAGACTGAACTGCACAAACTAGATGCGGTGGTCTCTCAATTTATTCAAAAAGCAAATAAGAAGAATGAGCCACTCGAAGCTTTCAGAGAATCCGTAAGTTTTGAGCAATTCATTTCTAAGATTGAACAGGCCATATTTAAACAGGCCCAGTGGCTCGGCAAGAATCTTGATCAGATTGATTTTTTAAAAGATGAGGCATTAACTACATCTGAATTCGATGCAAAGCTCGGTGGCTGGCTGAGCAATGCTATGCCTCGTATTACAGAGTATGTGTCACAAGATAAGGTTTATGCATATCTATACAATGCATTCATATTCTCCATGCAAGCCTCGTATGCTCGGATCGGTGTTATTCAGAAAGCATCGGGCTTTGTTGAATTTGAATTAACCAATCAGTACTACATAGCTGCACTCAAAGATCAGGCAAACTATCTGCTGCACCGATCATCAATTGATGAGACTACTCGCAAGCGGATGATTACGCTGATTCGTGATAGCCGATTAAACTTGGATAC